CTGCTAACGGTTGACGCTCTTTCAAAGTTCGTGCGTATAAGCTCTGCTCTGGTCATCGCCGCTGACGATCCTGTGTTCATTGGGTACATCAATCGCACTTGCATGTAGCCCAATTCCTGATGTGACCTGCCGATTTCTGTGTTGTCAGGTCTGGCAAATAACACATTGCATATTTGATACGGAACAGTTGCAGCAGGCGGCTTAAATGGCGCGTTTTCAAACGCCGTAGCAAGTGCTGGCGTAATGCCGTTAAGCCTTGCCTCCAGTGCTGCGCGAATAGATACCGTACTCATGCCTGTGCCACCGCCCTTGTGAATATCTCAGGTAACTCAAGTTCAATCCTGCCAACAATGCCTTGTGGTGCTTGCCTTGACCAACCGTTTTCAATTCGCTGGGCATAAGGAACATTATTAGCAATGTAATGCACACCAGCCTTGCCATGTGCCGAACTGATTATAGCAGCAAGAGTCTTTTGCCCTGATGGGTCAATATCATTTATGTAGCCCACTGGTGGCGAGTTAAAGCCGTACACCCAGTTTCTTCTAAACTGACCGCCAGCGTAACCAGGTGGTGGCGGGTTGATCCAGTATGACGGGTCACCGACTGGCGAATTAAAGATTGCCCTGTTAGCCACCTCAACAACAACTCGACGCACAACCTTTTCCATTGTCTGCGGCATTGTCTGCTTACACCACTTTGACATATCGGAGGCAAAACTCACGACAGCCTCACATGCAACTCAAACAGCACATCTGTGCCAGCTGGGTTGGTTGGCTTAATGGAAACAACCGTATACTGCTCACCCTGAATTGTGTAGATGTCAGTCAGTGCAACTGCCGCTGTTGCATCGAGCAATAGTTTCCTGTCATTAATTTCCACAAGATTGCCGCGAATGTATTGCTCTGATGTCTTGCTATAATTAAGCAGTGCGCCTTTTCTTGTGCTGGTTGATGTTGTTGTTGTTGACGTACCAGTTGCCGGATCATACGCGCCAACAGTCACTACTGTGCGCGTGACAGACTGCCCCGCCTGAGTCAGCAGGCTTGTCGATACCGCCTGTAAGGCAACATAGTCAAAGCTCATTTTCGCACTACCTGATTACGAACATTGCCCAGCAAAGGAGCCAGCCGACCATCCACGGCAGGGAATCTGCGACCCTGAAAACTATATTGATCATATTCAACTTCCAGCACATCAACCTTCTGCCGCTTAACAACTTGACCTTGCTCACCGTACAGCACACCTGTCAGCGTTGCGTATGCAAGTTCAGCCTGTGCAGCTTTGACTTCTTCTGGCACTTCATTAGCTGGGTAGTAAAGAAACCCGCCAATCACCTGTGCGCCGTTGCGGGTTATAAACTGGTAGTCAGCATACTCTACCCAGTTTCTCGGCCAGTCGAGTGACTGCGTAGTGCTTACCCGTTCGCCCTTCCATCTCATGCGGTACTTTTCAACCAGGTACTCAGCAGATTTGACCATTGCTGCTTTTTTCTCGCCTATGCTCAAATTACCCCAGACCTGATTGCCGCGTCTCGCATGGTAATCGTTAGCATAGTTGATTGTTGCATAGCTGACAGCATCAGCCTTTGCAGTACCGTCCTCAACAATAAACCAGTCATCAGGTATCGTTACTGTCTCTGCACTAATGGCTGGCAATGAGTCCCCGCTGTTGTTGGTAGCGATAACCCGAACCCTGAGCGTATAACCTGTGTCGTTGGCAGTGATGATGTATTGGTTGTTAGTTGCGCCTGCAATATCAACAATGCTGTCGTTGACTCGCTGCCACTGGAAAGCAAAGCTCGTTGGTGTCGGCGACCAAGTGCCGGTAGTTGCCGTCAGTGTGTAACCGACCTCAACTGTGCCGCTGATTACTGGTAAAACGCTGTTGACAGGAACGGCCATCAGATCACCTCAATCGACCCATGTTTGATTTGCAAACGGTAGTCGTTTAGCCTGCCAGTAAATGTTTCGCCCACTTCTTTGCCATCAACAGGCCGCACAACTTTAAGCATGACAGCATCACCTGATGGCTGCTCTACCTGCTCAACAACGTCTGCTGTTTTACGCTTTGTCGGTTTTTTCATCAGGTACAATCTCCAGTGATTTATGCTTTATCTGCCGCCGCACTTCAAACTCTGGCAACGTCAGTATTGTTCCAATAGGCCATTCACAGCCGCGATAAGTGAATAGTGATTTAACTCTAACCTTAACGCAGCCATCTCTTGCGTCACCTAGTATCTCAGGAATTGCAAATTTATCAAAATTCTCTGTTATTTCGTGCTTTGGATACATTCCAATCAATGCCCCAGAGGCAACACGAACCTGACAACGCACCTCTGGCACAAAGAATCTGTGCATATCAATGATCTTTTTATCGCCACCGTAGCAATCATACCCTGCCATTATAACAGGATGCGCCCCCATTAGGTACGCCACCCAGACTGCCATGACTCCAGAATTAAACATTCTCGGATAACCAGGCCACTTATGCATCTGGTACTGACCCCAGTGCCACGGTGATATTACCGGCGCATCAGAGAACTGCCTTAAGAAATAACGCATTTCGCGCTTGTTTGCTGTGTGGATGTTGTCCATGCAAACAATGTAATCAACAGGCTTTAGCTTTGCCCCGTGATTGTTGACGCTGATCCAGATGTCTGCCTCGATGCCTTCAATATCCGATTGCAGAGTTTTCCCGCCACCCATCACGCAGATTCTTTTCCCAGCATGACGCATAATCAGGTCAGCCAGTGGAGCAGTTGGTTCAAAGTGCATTTTCTATATCCCACGGTCTAGGTTTGCCGTGAAAGCAGATTACTTGAGCATCTGCTGGCCTGCCATGACGTTTATAGCTGTACACCTTTGCAATGCGCTGCCATCGTTTTGCTGTGTGCAGGTGCTGGTTCAAATAGCCCTGATCACCGAGCGTTATATTTATGCCGATGTGCTTTCCTGGTGATTTAATCCAGTGATCCCAAATTTTAAATCTTGTTTGCTCCGTCAGGTACATTAAGCCGGAACCGATAACATCAGGGTTGCCAAAGTCAGTCAGCACACAATCGCCTTTTGGTATTGCAGGCATCTGGATAACCGTTGTATCAAGGTCAAAATAGAAAATGTTACCCTCGATATCTGGCCTAAACATTTCCATCTTGCACCACCATGACGGCCAGTTGTAGCGCATCGGGATGACAGGCACACCATGTATGAACACATCGGATATGCAGAATAGGTCAGGAACCATGCTGGCAAGTCGCCGCACATGCTCTGGGTTAAAGTCGCCACCGCTTTTAAGAACGCAAAGATTCATCAAACACCGCCAGCGTCAGGTCGCAGCCGTAGCGCGGATATTGTACGTTGATAACCTCATAGGGTCTTTGGATCATGTCTGCGTATTCTGAAAGCTCACGATTAAACACAGGCGGGTTGCCTGGCCTTCGCCATTGCCTGCCCATAATTTCGCCAATCACTATTCGCTTGTATTGCTTTGCCAAACTGATCACGTTTTCTATTTCGTAGTCAGGCACATGTAGCAAGACAGTGTACGCAAGAAACGTATAGGCATGATAGATGTAGCCTATGGCATGAGCATCGGTATATTGATAAGCCGGGTTGTTTAGTCGTGCTGCTTTGATTGCAAAATAGTTGATGTCGTAGCCAACATACTGATCAGGGTTAAAAGCTGGCGCAAGCCGACCATCGCCGCAACCGTATTCGAAAACAGAACCTTTGATTGCTTTTTGTAATGCAGGAAACAGATTTACTTCGGGGAATCGTTCGCCCAGCGGAGTAATGTGCTGCAACTTTTGATTGCTAGCCCAATACTCCGCTGGAGTCACAATTAAGCAGCCTGACCCAGAGTCAACACGCCAGCAGTGTGCTTCACGCTGGTAGCGATCTTAGTCCAGTTGCTGCCAGTGCCAAGCTCTGCATCAGTCGGTGATGCAACAGACTTGCTCCAAGCGTAGCCCTTCAGACCCAGACCAAACGTGTAATCAGCCTGCATGGTAGTCTTGATGCGCTGACTGCCGTTGCTGGTTTCTACGTTAGTGATAAGGTCGCCAGCATCGTGTACTACAATGCCGCTTTGTGCCAGTGACAGAATCTTAATGTCATTGGTGGAAGTTGCAGGAGTCTCACGCAGTGCAGGAGCGTCAGTCACAACGATACGCTTGCCCAGAATCTCGACAACAGTCACAGTGCCAGCTTGGAAAAGCTCTGCGCCGTTAGTCAGGTTCTGACCGATCAGCTTGTGATACATCACGCCGTCCATCACATCACAAACCAGCAACTGGCTGGAATCGCCAAACAGTGCGTGTGAGTTGTTGATGTCGTTGTAGGTCAGATCACGGCCAGTGCCGATGTCATTCGTGACCGTTGCTCCGAGGTTCTCCATTGCAGCGATTGCTGATGCAATACCAGCGTTCAGCATGTCACGCAGCATTGCTTCTGCCATGTTGCGAGAGATAACTTCAACAGCAATAGTCGGGTTATCACCGACCCAACGCAGTTGTGAAGGTTCCCACTCAATTGGACCAAAACCGCCGGCAACCTTTGCAGTCACATGCTCAAGCTGTGCAAGCTGAGTGCTTGATGCGCTGGTGTTGGTGGCGTAGCGATCAACTCGGCGTTGTGCGCTGTGCAGGCTGGAGAACATTGACTTCAGGAAGAAGTCGCCGTCAAAACCTTGCGTAGACAACTGAATGCCGCCGTTGCTGGCTGCGTTAAATTTCTCGACCATTTGTGCAACAGTTTCAATTGTTGCTTCACGGACGTACTCGTTAAACACTTTCATGTTGGTTAGAGCCATGATAATTACCTCTTAGGTTATGGCGTTAAGTCAGGGAATTTTGTGGCGAAATATGCTGCTCGTTCAACAGGTGAGCCATCAATTCTGCCTTTTATCGAGGCAGCCCCGCCGCCATTTCCACCAGTGGCTCCACCACCAGAGTTTGCAGGAGCTTGGACAAAATGCTTGCCTTCGTCACCCGCTGCCCATTCCTTCACAAAGTCTGAAAGGGCTTTATCACCGATCTTTGCAATTCGCGCATCACCTTCAACAACGATTTGCACATTTTCCTTCAACATCGCCTGTACTGCTTTTAGGTGTGTTGGGTTTGTCACTCCAGCCTTAGACAGCTCTGCTGTTAGGCCGTTTTGTATCAAAAGCTGGCGAGTGTATTTCGACTCTGAGTCTAGAGCATTGCTTTTCTCTTCAAAATTCTTGGACAAATCTTTGTACTGCTTTTGCAGTGTTGCGTTATCAGCTTGCGACTTTTCTAGCGCAGCCTCTAAACGCTCAACCTCTGCTGGATCAACGGACTTGCCGTTTCTTTCATTTCGCTTTAAATCTGCCAACAGTTGCTTGTTGTGATTTTTTAGCCCTTCAGTAGCAGTAGCAACCGCCTCGTCAACTATTGCTTTTATTTCTGGTGTTATTTCCATCGTTTGACCCCTGGTCATGGCCTCTGGCCTTAATTGTTTCTCTCTTTAAGCTGTGCAATCGTTAATGGCCTGCCTCGACCATTGACTAAATCGTTCAGCGTTATCTCACCTTTACGATACATCTCTGCGCGACCTTTGCCAAGTATATCATCTTGACGATCTTGCGTCTGCCGTGATAGCCAGCCCTCAAATGTCAGTGAAGCCTTGACCTGTCCTGTCTCTGACGCTCTTGTTCCACCAGGCTCACCATCAAGCACTACCGGAATCAATAAGCACCGGCAGTTAAAGTGCAGCGGATAACTTGGCATTGGCGAACTGTGACCGCCGTATGGTTTGCCAGACTTCTCCCACTCTTTACCATCTAATGGCGCACAGACTAAACAGGTGCGCGAATCAAGTGTTGCGACAGCCCTATAACGCAGGACGATGTCATCATTGTCCTCCATTACCTTCATGCGAGCATCGTTGGCAATGGTCGCTGTCGATGTCTGCACCAGTGCCGCTGCGTTGCTGCGTGATACATCCATCACCTGACGCACACGGTTTATGATCTGCGCGTTAGTCTCAGCCCCTGCGATACCTTGCCTGACCGCTGCTGCAAACTTAAATTGTACATCAGCAGACTGCTTTGCCCAAAATGCACCTTGTGTCGCGCCCTGAATAACAGCATCAGTTGCTATTTTATCCAGAACTGCTGCTGCTGGCAAAACAGCGTCTCTGCTAATGGATGACGCGGTTACTTGTGCTGCAACCTTTGCGATCTCATCTGTATCTGATATTGACTGAATTGCGATACGGTCATAGTACTTTTCTATCAGAGCTTGTGCTTCTTTTAATTGCTTGTTTGCCCTTGCCCTGCCCCACTCGGTCATCTCGCCTGCAAGTTTGCCAATCAGCTCACGTTCTAACTGGCGCAGAATGCGGATTACGTCTCGGCTGACACCTTCAGAAGCCCTGAAAATGTCCAGCTGTAACGCAACTGCCGCATCAAATTGTTTGTTCATCAATCAATCCGCTGGCTGTTTATCCGTTCCTGCTCAACTTCAAAAGTGACACCTTGAGCTATGATTTCACCATCTTGCAAGTTATCAAATAAGGTCTGGTTAGAAATCGCACCTGACTGCCATGAGCCGATCAGCGCAGTCAATTCCTGAGCCGACATTCTAACCGGCACAAAGTCGTTGTTAAGAGTATATGCAACAGGTGCATTAAACCCAGCCCAACGCAAAAACGTAGTCAGTGCATTAGTGACTGTGATGTTTATGACCTGCGTCATTGCAGCCAGTTGTGACTGTTCGCCAGATTGCCTTGTCATCTGCGTTTCTGCTGATTCGACACTAGACTTCTGGCCTTCAAGCATTCTTGCGCCAAGCACTGCCATCTGTGATTTCTTATCTTCGAGGTTCGTTCGCAGAGCAGGGAAGTCGCCTGTTGTTTCAACGTAAAATGCCTTCGCCATCGGGTCAGGCAGGCAGTTTGCTGACGTTCCACCCAATGTGATAGGCGGGTCACCTTGTTCCATTCTGTGACCAGTGATGAACAAAGTTGGTAAGCCTGAGAAGTGACAAGCGTGTTCATAGTCAGATGTGACCATGTAGTGCGCTAGGTTCATATCAACTAAATCCAGCAGCGGAGGTGAGCTGACTGCGGAACTTATGGAGTCAACACCAGCAAAGTAAAAAGGTATTCTTCGCATCGGCTGATTGTTCATCAACGGATATAAATCTTCACCAATCTGATTATCCGCATTATCAACTCGCTGGTACACTCGTTGGCGGTATCCTTCAGGCGTTAAATCAAGCACCCTGAAAACTGTCTGCATCTCGTGTGAATATGGGTTCTGCTCCATAGCTTTTTCTTCTTGCAAAACTACAAGCGTTAGCACTTCCGCGCCATTAATTCGGGTTGTGCGCCAGTTAATTATTGCTTTTTCAGTATAGTGAGCCATTAAAGGTTGCCCACCTAATAGTTCTGCGCCAGCAAGAGTAAACCCGCCAGGGTTAGCAATGGGCGGGTAATCAACAAGAATGCCACTTCTGCCTGTCTTAAGCACACGCTCAAAGATACTTTGAACAAAGACATCCAGTGGAGTACCGGCGAGATCAACATTATTGATAAAACGCTCTGCCCCTGTTGGCGCAACAATGTTTGCTGGCTTGCGAAATACCATACCCTTCAGGCCAGAGATGGTTCGCCAAGTAGCGTTAAAGAATGGAGTTCTCTTCAGCCTTGTCTCGTAGTCGTTTTGCTCTTCGAACCGCAATCTTGGCAGGTAGGCAGTATTTTTTTCATGGATTTTATACTGGCCTTCTGAGGCATCAATGCACCGATCCCACAAAGGCAGGTTCTTTTCATAAGCCGGATGTGGCGTTGATACGCCGGTATAGTTTTTGGTGATCATATGCCTGCAATCCTCGCCTGTGATATTGGGCGAACCAGTGGGAATCTCCTGTGCAGGAAATAACCCATTGAATCTGTGTAGTCATCAATGGATGGGTGATCGTTGTATTTCTCCGGTTCACCCTTCGCATCGTAGCCTTGCGACTCAAGCGCATCTGTCAGCATTGGGCATCTGTCAGTGTTAATACTGATGCGATCATGTGCAAACAAAGCGTTGACTGCGTTAATTCTATCACGAATTGCCGGATTTGCATTAGGAGCGTCCACACGGTAGCCAGCCTGCTCGATTATCTGAATATCAGACTGGCTTGCATTGGTTCTGCCAGCCCTGCCTGATGCGTCTGGGTAGACAGTTATCATCCTGCCGCCTTGCCTGTAGCGATCAAGCCTGTTGCAGATGTCGCGGGTATCGTGCGCCACAAACTCATCAACTGCTACGGGTTTATTGTTCTCAATCAGCCAAAGGTTAGCAGCGCAGCCGCCAATGTTAAAATCCAGTCCGACATAGATTGCTCTGTCATCTGCTGTCAAAACTCTTGTTGTGTGATGCTTTTGCCGGTCAAAGAAGTGATAGACCTTGTTCTGGCTTAGACTGACAAAATCGCCGTTAAGGTACATCTCTGCGAGCAGCGGATCGTAGTTTTTGCGAATATCCTCAATGTACTTTTCTGGTAAGTAAATATTTGATGATGTTGCTGCTTTGATTAGATGGTAGCCCTCTTGTGCTTTTTTGACCCACTTCTGGTAAGTGAAGCCGCTGAAGCCCTGATCTGGTGTAGTTACGTTGCCCATCGTGTTCTGTTGGCCGCAGTTCTGCCGGTTGCGCTCTGCTGCCTTGCGCCAGACTTCTTCAGCCTTGTCCTTTGGCAGTGTGTCAAGCTCGTCCACGATGCTGTGTGCAACTTCATAAGCCACGATCCTGCTTGGCTTGTCATAGCTGCGGAAGATCATCTTGCCGTAGCCTTTGATCTTTATCGTGTAACTGGAATTGTTGATTGTGTGCTTAAGGCCAAGCTCTGAAATAATTTTTTGTGCGCCTGGCATTGCTCTCAGTTTCAGGAGGTCGTAGGTCGGCATGTAGTAGGCTGTGTCGATGCCTGGGGTTTGCAGCATCTTAAGCAGGTTTCTGACTATGCCAGCTTGTGTTTTTCCTGCGCCAAGTCCGGCCACCATAGCTGGATAAGGCTGTTCGCAGAAAACAAACTCTTCCTGAGGTTCAGACAGGCTTAGTCGCACGGACTATCTCAATTGATTTGCTTAAAATCTCGTCATTGCCGACATCTGGGTTTGTTCTAAACTCGTCTGGCATTCTGTTCTTGAGCCAAAAAATGCAAGCGGTTGTGTCTGGCGGGTAATGTTTGACAGTCTGGGTTATAACAATTTCACCGTTTATGATGCGGATATCATCTTCGGTGTGTGTGTAGCCCATTGCTCTGTGTACTAGTGATTGCTTGACCCTTTCGTCCACCTGAGATTTGCCAATCTTTAGGGACTCAAAAAACTCAGGGTTTGCCACTTTCCAGTTATTGATTGTTTGCTCTGTTACGCCAAGAGCCTGTGCAATGTCTTTGTCTATTGCGCCAAGTTCGCACATTTTTTTGGCAATAGCGCAATATTTAGGATTGTATTCAGAAGGTCTGCTCACCTTTTAGCCCCCAGCCATAAGGTCATGCCCCCACAGGGAGCGATACAACTTATCTTATCACAGTTACTTCTTTTTGCGTCTAGCCTTCTCGGCAGCACTTATTGCTATGGCAACAGCCTGCTTTTGAGACTTGCCAGCCTTAAGCTCTGTCTTGATGTTGGATTCTATTGTCTTTTTACCGTAACCAGTTTTCAGCGGCATGTTGTCACCATTTAACTTTGTTTGACCAGTACGCGCCCGACAGTTTGCCTTTGGCTATGTTTGCAGCATGTCGAGCCTTAAACGCTGCCCTTCTGGCTGCATCTGCCTTGCTTTCACCTTCACGCTTTGGTGAGCCGCTAACACCCTGCTGCCCAAAACGGATCGTCTTGATCTGGTCACCTTCTTTCGCCACTACAACATGAGATTTGGTCGGGTGATTCGGTGTTCTCTTGGGCTTGTTAAAGCCTTCTACTCCTGCTCGCTCAATACGCGGGTCTTTTGCCATAACCCTTACCGCCTTTTTTCTTACCCTTCTTCATCGGCATGATTATTACCTTGCTAGAGTTTAAAAAAAGCCTCGGCATGTTCACGAGGCTAATAGGGGCTGGCACACATTCAGCCCACCAGTCGGATTAAGCTGGCCTTAATAGTCTACATCACTCTCGTATGTTTCGGTAGTCATCAACATCATTGCCTGCTCTGGCGTAAAGCCTGCGTCAACATGCGCTTGATAAAATATGTGGTTAAGTTTTGCACACAGCTTGCTTGCCTTGCGGTAATCGTCAATCTGTTTATCGTCTGCTGTTTTAAACTCCAGAACTGTTGTCATCTTGCTTCCTAAAGTTTGGCATCTGGTTCAACAATGTTTCTGGGGATAGAGTACTGGTAAGTTGAGTGCAAGCCGCCCTCACGCTTAAAAGTCAGCATTTCCATCACTCGCTCTGATCCATATCCTTTTGACGAATGCCAGCCATCAGGTGGCGCAAGTGTACCAAACGTCCTCATGATGCAGCCTGCCATTTCTTTTGTGGTCTGGTGGTGTATGTGACCCAATGCCCAGAGCCTATGCGTTGTCTCGCCCCATGCTTTTGGCAAGTCTCTTGCAAGTATGCCTGGCAAATCATTTGTCTTGACCTTGTCGCCGTGATGCACTGCAATCAGCCATTTGCCAAACTGTAGATAATGAAAGTATCCCTTTGTCGGCATGATGTTCACGCGAGGCTCATTCTCAAAGTAAAACGATAACAGCACTTGAATGGCAATCGCGCTGCTGTCGTTGTGATTACCTCTGGCTACGATTACGACCACTTTCGGGAACTTCTCTAGCATACGGATGACCGTGTACTTCATGACCTCTGCCAGCCGGTAGAAGGTGTTGTGGTATCTGGTATCTACATCAAGCGCAGTGCCATTAAAAGTTGCGTTGTGCGCTGAGTCAGCATGAAGCGCATCGCCAACATCCACGAACATCCCCGTTTCTGCCGCTGGAGCCTTGTTTATCAGATAATCGACTGCATCCCTGATCTGACTGGTTGCCAAGTTGGTATCAAAATCAGCCTGGCGAGTCTCTGGTGCATGACTGTATTGTCCCACATGAGCATCACCCATAAAGATTGCAGAGAGCAGGTCAGGATCGTTGCAAAGCACTGGTTGCGGCTCTTGCGGCACGAATTGGGTCATCTCTGCCGTGAGTGCTTCAGCGTAGTCTTTCAGCTTATCCCTGATTGCTGCCTCTTTCTCAGGCATAGACTTGACCCATTGCAGCCTGATCTGTCCATCTTCCCCATACAGAGTTGATGCGCCAGCCAGTAACTGTGAGTCACCAACTGGCCTGGTCAGGTCTCTTTCAGGCTCGTAGCCCTTTGCTGCTGCCCTTTTTTTGCAAGCCCTAACCGTCTCTCTAATCCGAGCAACGCTCGTTCCGGCAGCGATGGCTGCTTGTGTCAATGATCCTGTGTCTATAACAGCCTGTAGATGCTCAATCTGCCTTGTTGTTGATACAAACTCTTTTAAGCGCGGGTCAATGTCGATAGGTGCAGGCATAATTTAGACCTCAAAAAGGTTTTGCATATTTTACAGCCATTTACATGACAATGATATGCAACGGGCTTTTGATACAAATAGGCTATTAATTTAATCGGTATTGATATAAACGATTGTGCAATATTATATTGCACTGCAATACGGTTGTGGTAAAGT